TTGGTAGCGGAGGACCGTCTTGGCCTTAAGGGACGATTACGCCAGATCCGTATTTAGTGTCGGAAAACCGCCATTGCGGACATTCGGTGCCGAGTGGCCGAACGTCCGAAAAGGGGTGGAAAGCCGACGTCAACTGCGTCAAGCAAGGCTACGGCATATGGGGTAGCAGCGATGGGTTGGTTGAAGCGGATCTTAGGCGGAGAAACTTCCGGAACTAGTCATACCGAAACCGCGAAGCGCCCGCATCCCTATCGTATCGAGACCGTGGACGATTTGTGGAACCACATCGCATACGTGCGTGGCTATGCGCCTAGCTATTTCAAAGAAGAGGATTTTCTTCTTCCCGACGAACAAATGACGCTCGACCTTGCCTTCCAGCTCCTCGATGATGGGATTGAAATCGCCTATCCCGAAGACACCTTTTGCGAGAAGCGAATGGAATTGCGCAATGCACTTGCTCGGGCGCTTCATGCCTATCGGCTAGGTGACGAGATCACGGGAGCAACTATTCTTCAGAATGATTTCGAAGATCGAATTTTCAAATCTTGATGTCCGAAATTGGTCGTTAGCTGCCATTCCAGCCTTTTCGACGGAATGACCGGAATCGACCGATTGCGGACATTCCTGCGCGCGGTTGCGGCCTGATTGCAGTCAGAGATTACGCCGTGTTTCCGGGCGGCTTTGGCGTGTTGCGGCTAGTACGTTTAGCTGCGCGGTCGGCCGCCTCCGCAGCGCCGCCTGTCAGCTGCAGCACGGGAACTGCGCTGGGCTCAGGAAACTTCAATGACGCCGCAATAGCGTGAAGTTCGTCCTTTTGAGGATCCTCTGTTTCATCTGCATCCTCTGAAGGATCCTGTTGTCCAATGAGACGAATTTCGACCGTCATGCCCCTTTCCACGCGCTGCATAAATTGATGGAGTAGCATGGAGAGGCCCGTGTGGAGTTCATTCCGGCGCCCCTCGTCCCCAATTTTGGCGGTGAGCTCTGACGCTTTTGCATCAATCTCGATATCGATCTGCTGCTTTATCTTGCTCCCGAAAAACGCGTCGACCTCATCGGCGGAGAAAGAAGCGTGTTTCGCGGTTTCGGCTCGTATCTTTCTAATCTCCTCGAAGGTCTTCCAAGCATTGAGCGCCCATGTCACCACGCCGCCAAATGCGATAGCCACGCCATAGGGGGTCGCGAGAAATACAGTGGGATCGGTGGTCGAAAGTCGAGTGATTTGAAACTCTTCGTGACCGCCGGTGGTGGCCTCGGTCACGTGAGTCATCAGCCGATTTATCCAGTCGAGTTCCTTTGTGAACCCTTTCAGCTTATTATCAAAAATAGCTCGGGGAATAGTAAAACCGACTTCCGCCGATCCTTCCAGCTTTTCCTCGAATTCCCAGCCCCGATTGTCGGCGACTTCCAAGACCGCCTCAAAACCCATCAGGATCTCTTTGCGTCGGTCCGAAACCTGCTGGACATAATGCTGGGTAACAGCGGGGGTCGCAATGTTGGCGTTGAAGTGATCAACAATCGAATCGTACAGACCGACGGGAAACAGCTCTTCTGCGCCAAGCTCTTTCAGCCTTTCGGCATTCGCTTCAGACAGCGATTCCCCCAAAATTCTCCACCTATTGGCCAAGTTATCTAGCGCGGCGCGGACGTTTTGTTGACTTCCAGCATCTGCCGGACTCGATACCAAGACGCTGATACTCTCGATTGTCTTCTGCAAAGTGTTCTTTATGTCGAGACGAGCTTCGAGAGCGAGCACGTACCGCATTGTTTCGATGGCTGTGGTCAAGTTCATTCGGCCGCCCCCTATAGAAACACCGATGCAATGTTAAATTTCGTGCCAGAGTCAACCCGTCGGCTCCCCGACCCCTGCTTCGCATCAAACCGCATCACGCCCGCCCGGTCATCCCCAGGCGGGCGAAAATTTTCGCGAGTGACGCATTTCCGTGGGTGCGGCCTCATCTGCCCGAGGTGATGGGGTGGTTGCGGAACAACCTAACATTTCTAACATCGTCGGATTTCTGCGGGTTTCCGACCTAATATTTTTCGAACATCGACCGAACCTGATTAGGTCAATGTTATATAATATTTTGATTTATAAAATAACATAATATCAATGAGATAAGGCCGGATGCTCGAAAATATTAGGCCAGATTAGACCCGGCATCGAACCTAAAAACCTCAGGATTTGTGCGGCTTTCCCGCGTCTGTCAGGGCACAGGTTAGACAGATTAGGCGCTTCCGCACCCCCTCCCCCCGCCTGGACTGCACCGCCGGCCCGTCCCCTTGCATCATTATCGACAAAAAAGGCGAAAGCGGAGCGTGGGGGCGAGCGCGGCGCGCTGGGTCAGGCGGCGGTGCCTCTTGCCGCTCCGTTCCGTTTCTGTTCTCATGAGGGATGCGCCCCCGGATTCGCACGCTCGAGGACGTCGCCTGGCTGGGCCTGCGGCTCCGCGTCTGGTGCTATGGGTGCGCTCGCGCCCGCGAGCTCGATGGGGGCACGATGCTGCAGTTGTTCGTGGAGCGGGACTGGCCCGTCGATCTGGCGAGCGCGCGTGCTCGCTTTCGTTGTGACCTATGCCAATCAAAGGATGGCGCGCTGCTGGTGCCCGCCAGTCCGCCGCGGCCCGACCCGCCGCCAGCCGAGCGGGAGGAAGAGCTACCGTGGGCGCGGCAGGTGGAAGCATTCTTTCACGGAAGCCGCAAGCGGCGGAAGGAAGGGGTGATGTCGCCCGAGGTCGCGCTCACCCTAGAAATGCTCAACAGGCCGAAGCCTGCGCCGCCAAAGCGCACGCCCCCGCGGCGCGGGCACCTGCGGCTAGTGAAGGGCGGGAGGAAATGATATGCGAGGGCATGCGCCGCGCAATCCTGACAGCCTCCATCCTCACCCTCGCGGCATGCAGCGGTCTGAGCGATCAGGATCCCACGCGCTCGGAGATGGTCTTCTGGCGGCTGCAGTCGGACGGCGCCGGCCCCGCCGAGCTATGCCGAGCCGCGCGCGATGCCGAGGCCGCGTGGCGGCAGGTGCTGGCCGATCCTCCGACAGCGATGGCACCGCACCACAAATATCCGGCGACCAATGCGAGATATTGGGGGCGGCGCGCCAGTGAATCGTGCCGCCCAGGCGAAGACGCCTAACGCCCCGCGGGCGCCGCAGCAGTGCCGTGCGGCTGATATTCGCGGAACGCGATCGCCTGCACCCCGACCTTTTCGTTGATCTCGATCAGGTCATCCTGAATGGGCACGATCTCGTTGGGGAAGAAGACGTCCATGGCGCGGCCGACGTCGCCGAAGCCGCCATTGTTCTGCGGCACGATGCCGATGAGCTGGGGGGGCGTCCGGTGCGCCGCCAGCATGTCGGCGACGGTGACGTTGTTGATGTTGAGAAATTCGTCTTTGGCGGCAACGTCGGCGATCGGGATGATCTGCACGCCATCCTTCTTGCCGCCAGGGGTATAGAGGAACAGGTTCTTGAAGTTGCCCAGGCCCTTCGCTTCCTTGAGCGATTTGCGCAGCGCTTCCTCCGTCTCCTTGTCGACGATCGTGTCATTGACGTGCAGGATGAAACCCGCGTGCGCGCCGTTGATATAGTAACGACGACGGAACAGCTTCGCATTTTCGTTGAGCAGTGCCGACTGAAGGGCCGCGAGCCATTCAGGCACGCCATAGACTTCCTGCAGCAGATCGGGCTGCAGCACCTGGTGCAGTCGACCCTTCTGAAACTCGTGCGCTTGGCCGATCGGCCCCTTCAGGAAAAAGGCGGTGCCCGGCTCGACCCCGATGCGCGTGTATACCGCGGGGCTATGCTTCAGCGCCATCACACGGCCAGCAAGGTTGGGCAGTTCCTCCAGATAGCCATTGCCCATGTGCAGGAAATCGAGGGCGAACTTCTTGAAATTGGCCCGATTGAGCCAACGCGACGGGATGAAGTGCTTGGTCAGCAGATTGACCTTCATGGCGATCGCGCTGCGATGGTGCACCGATACGTTGAAGGCCTTGGCCAGGCTCACCATGGGCAGCGGGGGTTCGTACCACCGACCGTTCTGCCACATCTCGAAATAGGCCCACAGGTCGCGGCCGTTGATGGCGCTCTCCGGCTCGCCAAAGGTGAAGGCCATCGGCTCTGCACCTGCCCTTGCCTGGTCGGCGACAATCAAATCCCTGGTCATATATGGCTCCTTTGGCCGGTCATCCGAAGAACATCGCAAAGCCCTTGCCGCCGGCGATTTCGCCGCCGTCCATGGGCTCGATCAAAAGGCTGTGAAGGATCGCCCAGGCGATATCGGCGTGGCCGATCTGCCCGTTGCGCTTGGCGGTATAGGTGACGTGCTTCTGCGACCCGGTCAGCGTCGGGCGGATGGCCATGAAGCTCGCGAAAACATCGGTCCAACCGGCGTCGATCTCAATCCGGCCTTTGCGGAAGACATTCTGGCCCTTCATGACCAGCTGGCCCTTGACCGCCAGATTGTAATCGATCTTCCGCGCCGTGGGGAACCACTTGACGACAAGCTCCCAGACCGCCGCTCCGTGCGCGCTGGTGTCGATCCCGATATCGACGACATTGTAGCGTGCAGCCGTCCTCTTGATCAGATCCGCCTGCCCTTGGAAGTCTAGGTTATTGGCGCGGATCTTTTCGAGCACCCGGAACTTGCCGCCAGGCTTGTCGGGCAGCGCCACGACGGCGAGCGCGGCATCGTCGCGGCCCTGTTTGTTCGGGTCATAGCCGATCGACACTTCACCGACGCCGAACGGCCGCCCGCCGGGAATGTCGATCTGGGCGGAATGAAAATCCTTCCACTTATAGAAGCTATCGACGCGCGACGCCGCGACCATCGCCCAGGGGAAGCTGCTTTCGCTGTCGTCGATGAACTCGCATTCGTACAGGTTGCGGAATTCGTCATCGCTGCACTCATCGCGCAGTTCGTCGATGTCGAACAGCTCCATGCCGCCCGCCATCGCGTCCTGCAGCGTGAGGATATGGCACCAGCTGCGATCCGGCAGCATCGCGCCGCCGCGCAAGGTCTTCTTTGAAACGTCGAACTCGCGCTGCGCGTCCTTCGATTTGCGCTTGTTCCATTCCTCGCCCGACCAGAAGGCGAAGGCCTCATGCGTTTTGGTGCTCGGGGTCGAAAAATAGGTCCGCTTGTAGATTTTGTGCGTCGCCATGGCGCTGGCGACCTTCTTCAGCTCGGCGAAACCGCTGACCCAGAAGAATTCGTCGAAATAGAAATCGCCATGCTCGCCCTGGGCGGTCTGGGCATTGGTCGACAGGAAATACAGGCCGACCGGCTCTTCGCCCTCGCCCATGTCGAGCATGATCGGGTCGCCCTTGAGGTCGACGCCGGTGACCTTCTTGACCCAGGCGGTGATGTAGCGGCGGAAGATCAGGACCTGACGTTTCGACGCCGACAGGAAAATCTGGTTGCGCGCCTGCCCCGCCAGGAACCCCCAGCGGATCTTCATCAGAGCTTCGCGGGCAAAGTACCAGGTCGCGCCGGTCTGGCGTGATTTCAGGATCTTGCGCGTCCGCTGGTCGACGTTCGCGCGCCACAGCTGCTGATGCTTGTAAAGGTTCGCCTCGAAATCCGCCTCGAGCGCGTCCCACTGCTCTTCGGTCAGGAAATTCTTGCGCTTTTCGGCGCGTTTCGCCTTCGCCGGTTCATCGTTCCGCTTGGCGATATTCGGGTTGAGGTCGCCCTCCTTTCCGGTTTCATGATATTTGCGGATCCGCGCGGTGCGCTCGAGGCAGCGGAGAAAGAAATCGACCCGCTTCATGTCGCCTTCGGTGATTTTCTCACCCTTGTCGATCAGGGCGGCCGCCTTCACCTCGATGCGATCGTCGATGATCTCGACCGCCGCCGCCTTGCGCCACTCGCCGCGCTTTTTCCAGCTGGCGACGGTTGGCCTCGGCACGCCCAGTTCGATGCCGATCTGTGTGATGTTCCACCCACGCCAATAGAGTGAGCGCGCTTCGCGCTCCGGATCCCGCTCGGGATCGGTCGCTACGGGCTGAGCATTATCAAGGTTGCCGGTCGGGCCATTCATGGCCCGACGCCATGCCGCGAATTCCAGCCCGCGCGCGCCGCCCTGTCGTTGTAAGGCGCGAGTTTACAACGCGAGGGCGTTGCATAGAGGCCTGTTTTTCAGCCCCAAGGCGGCATCTGCCGACCGCCGGACCGCTCACCGGTGACCAGGCCGACCCCTGATCACGCCGATGGAGCTGTCCCGATGAATTTCAAGCGCACCAAGTCCTTCCTGCTCGCCACCGCCGGTTCGACGGTCGACGGCCGCAACATCGACGACAAGATGCTCGAGGAAATGGCGTCGAGCTACAACCCCCAGACCTATGGCGCGCGGCTCAATATCGAGCATATCCGCGGCATCACTGGCGAGAAGCCTTTCCGGTCAATGGGCGACGTCGCCGAACTCTCGATCGGCGAGGTCGAGGTCGACTTCAACGGCGCCAAGGAAAAGCGCAAGGCACTGTTCGGCGCGTTCGACGTGCTCGAGGACGCGCAGCAGCTGAACGCCGCGGGCCAGAAGGTCTATCCGTCGATCGAGATCGAACCGAATTTCGGGGGCAAGGGCCACGCCTACCTGATGGGCGTCGCACTCACCGACAGCCCCGCCTCCATCGCCACCGAGCGACTGCAGTTCAACGTAACCCGCCCCGGCGCGCTGATCGTCAGCCGTGACGTCGCCGGCGCGCTCGAATTCGCCGACGACAAGGGCAACCTTACCCCCGAGACTGGCGGCTTCCTCCACGCGCTCACCGGCGTCCTGGAAAAGTTCACCGGCGCGAAAAAGGAACCCGAACCCGTCGCGCAGCCGCAGCCCGCGCCCGCCGGCACGATCGATATGACCGCGCTGACCGGCCTGTTCACCGATCTCGGCAAGACGCTCGACGGCGCCCTGCAGGCCCAGGCAACCGCCTTCCGGGGTGAGATCGACCAGATCGCGCTGTCGGTGAAGAAGCTGACCAGCGATGTCGAAACGACCGCCGCGCCGGGGCAGCTCTCGCGCCCTCTGTCCAACGGCGCCGGCAATTTCGTCAAGACTGATTGCTGATCGTCCGCCGCACCAGATCCCGCGCTCAACGCCACAGTTAGCACCAAGGAACCAAAAACATGCATCCCGATACCCGAACTCTCTTCGAAGGCTATGTGGCCCAGATCGCCGCGATCAACAATGTCAGCGTCCCGCATGTCACCGCCACCAAGTTCGCCGTTAATCCGACCGTCGAGCAGAAGCTCGAAGAGGTCATCAAACAGGGCAACGAGTTCCTCGGGCTGATCAATATCAGCCCTGTGATCCAGCAGTCGGGCGACAAGCTGGGCCTCGGCACCACCCGCACCATCGCGGGCCGCACCAATACTGCTGCGGGCAATCGCCGCACTCCGACCGATCCGACCGACACGTCGGCGAAGGATCAGTATTTCTGCCGCCAGACCAATTTCGATACGGCGCTGAAGTACACGAAGATCGACGCCTGGCGGCACAAGGCTGAATTCCAGACGCTGATCCGCGACAGCATCGCGAAACAGATCGGCCGCGATCGTATCATGATCGGCTGGCACGGCACCTCCGCCGCGGCAGAAACCGACCGGGTCGCAAACCCCCTGCTGCAGGACGTCAACTTCGGCTGGCTGTACAAGGTCCGCACGAATGCCCCCGCGCAGGTGCTTCAGGATGGCGACCTCACCGTCTACACCAACGGTGCGAACAATCCGGGCCTCAAGAAGATCTACGTCAAGCCCGGCGTCACCCTTTTCGACCTGTCGCTTGCGAACGGTGCGACTGCCAAGGCGGATTACAGCTCGCTCGACGCGCTCGTGCTGGATGCGAAGCGGCTGATTCCCGAATGGCTGCGCGGTGATACCGAACTGGTGGTCATCGTCGGCCACGATCTGGTCGATGAGAAATACTTCCAGATCGCCCAGACCACAGGCGCGACCGCGACCGAAGTCGAGGCGACCGACCGCATCCTGCGTTCGGACAAGCAACTCGGCGGCCTGCCCGCCGTGCGCGTGCCCTTTTTCCCCGCCAACGCAGTGATGATCACCCGGCTCGACAACCTTTCGATCTATTTTCAGGAAGGCACCCGCCGCCGCCAGGTCAAGGACGAGCCCGCGCTCGACCAGATCGAAAACTACGAGAGCGTCAACGAGGACTATGTGGTCGAGGATTATGAGCTCTGCTCGCTCGTCGAAAACATCGTCATCGGCGAAGCGCCCGCGCGCGCCGTCGCCCCGTAATACCCAGGGCGAAGGGCGGGGGAACTGGCATCCGGGCCGGTCCCCGCCCAGCCATCGCACAGCGGGAGAGGCCTTCGGGCCAGCGTCCCGCGGCCGCCGCCGGATCGAGCGGCCACCCCTACCAAAGAGGAGCCCCGCTATGTCCAGCCTTGCCCAGCGCCGTCGCGCACAGGTGCTTGCCGAACGCGCCGCTGCCGATGCCGGTGAAGTCGTCGCCGGCGTCGCCGCGGCCATGCCCGAAACGGGCCAGGCCGCCAGCGAATACAATCTGCTGCGCGCCGTCCTGCATTCCAACCTGCAGTCGCTCGCCGAGATCCAGTCGGTCGAAGCCCGCAATCCCAAGAAGGCCGAAATGGCCAAAGCGTTCGACGCATGGGTCGCCGGCGTGCTCGAGGCCGGCCAGCGCGGTGCAGCCGCCCAGGACGAAATCCTGGTCACGATGATGATCTGGGCGCTCGATTGCCGCGACATTGACCGCGCACTCGATCTCGCCGCCCATGCCATCAAGCACGGCCTCGCCCTGCCCGAACGCTACACCCGCAAGCTCGGCTGTTTCGTCGCCGAGGATATCGCCGAAGCGTGGCTCGCCGATGCCAAGGATGTCACGCGCGAGCAGCTGCTCCGCACCCAGGCGCTCACCGAAAAGGCCGACATGCCCGACCAGGCGCGCGCCAAACTGCTCAAAGCCCTGGGTCGCACCACGGCGACGGCCGCCGGCGCATTCGATCCCACCGCGGACAATGCGCCGGCGGGCGGCAAGGCCGGACTGCTCGACGCCGCGAAGGGCTATTTCGAAGCGGCTCTCAAGCTGAACAAGAACATCGGGGTCAAGAAAGAGCTCGAGGCGGTCGATCGCGAGCTGAAGCAACTCGCGGAAGCCGCCGGCACCAACGAAACCTAGGGCTCGCCACACGGCGCTCGGGGGGCGGTGAGGGTGCGATGACCGTGTTAGGCGGACCCATCGCACCCGATCCCCACCCCCCGTAAAACAAGGAAAGGCAGGATGTTTCGGTGAGCGATCTGATTTCAACGCCGCCGTCGCCTGCCTCGCCGGTCGACAGCAAGGTCACCGTCGACGGCTGGTTCCCCGACATCGACGTCAACGCGCTGCGCAAGACTGTCCGCATCGGCGAGAATATCGTGCCGCACGAACGCCTGGTCGCGGCGATCGAGGGCGCCATCCTCACCGCGTTGCGCAACCTCGCCCTCTGGCGCTCCGCCCATGCCACCGCCGGCGTCGCCGAACTGGCGGAGGTCCCCGACGATGTCGAGATCAACGGCCAGCCCCGCACCGTCATCCTGTGGCATCGGATCATCCGCCACTACACCGCCGCCCAGGTCGCCGACGAATATCGCGACCTGATCGCCACCGATCAACAGGTGCAGCGCAGCGACGAAGAGCGGATCACCGGCGACCAGCACCGCCGCCTGGGCCACAACGCTGTCGCCGACCTCCAATCGATCGGCGCCGACACGCCCGTCCTGCGCAACAGCGTCGAGCTGATCTGATGCAGGTGATCGCCCACGATCGCGAAACGCTCGACGAACTGGCCTGGCGATCGGTCGGCCGCACCGCCGGCGTCACCGAGGCCGCGCTCGCCCTTAACCCCGGCCTCGCCGCGGGCGGGCCACAAATCGCCGAGGGAACGATTGTCACCCTGCCTGACCTCGCGGCGGCCGCTCCCGCCATCCGCGAAACGGTGCAGCTCTGGGACTGAAATGGAGGATCGGACGATGACCTCAATACGTATCGCGGGGAGCGAAACAATGAAGATGGATCCATTCGTGCTCGCTGGGACCTTCGGGCTGACCGGCGTGATGTCGGCGAATCGCGACGGCGCCCACGCGCTCGAATTCATCGCCGCCATCGCGATCGGCGGCATGATCGCGCTATGCTTCTCGCTGTGGAAGTCGCGCCAGCGCAAGGCCGATGGCATTGACACGTCGCTCTGGGCGATGATCGCGCTGTCGGGCAGCACCGGCCTTGCCTATTTCCTCGCACCGACGCTCGACGGCCGCACCCTGCCCCTGCTGGGCATCGTCCTGACCCAGCCCCTCGCCGCCTTCCTGATCGCCGTGGGCGGCACGCCGTTCATCGAATGGCTGCTGACCGGCGAGGCCTTCGCCAAGGTCAAGGAACTCATCGACAAGATCTGGCCGAAGGGCGCGCCGTCGTGATCGGCAACGCCCTGCTCGCCGTCCTCGCCCTGCTGTTCGTCGCCGGCCTGCTGCTGGGCGCGCTCGCCGATCCGGTCTGGCTCTGGCTCGCGGTCGGCCCCACCGCCCTCTTCCTGATCGTCTGGAGCCTCGCCGCCCTCGCCGAAAAGACCCTGAAAGGCCTGAAAATCCCATGACTATCGACGACATGATCGACGGCATCCTCAATCGCGAGGGCGGCTTTGTGAACCATCCGTCCGACCCCGGCGGCGCCACCAACTGGGGGATTACCCAGCGCGTCGCGCGCGCGAACGGCTATCAGGGCGACATGCGGACGCTGCCCAAGGCGACGGCGCGCGAGATCTATCGGCGCGAATATATCGCAAAGCCCGGCTTCCTGCCGATCGCCGAGGTCGACGCCCTGGTCGCCGAGGAAGTCATCGACAGCGGCGTCAACGCCGGACAGGCCCGCGCCGGCCTTTGGTTTCAGCAGGCGCTCAACGTCCTCAACCGCCGACAGGCAGACTATCCCGATCTTGTCGAGGACGGCAAGATCGGGACCCGAACTATCGCCGCCTTCCAGGCCCTGCGCCGCAAGCGCGGCGAGCAGCGCGCGCGGATCCTGATGCTCAAGGCGCTGAACGGTCTGCAATTCATGCACTATTACAGCCTGGCGAAGGGCGGCACGAAGTTCGAGGACTTCATGGTCGGCTGGCTCGACAGCCGCATCGGCGCCATCGCCTGACCTCCCAGATCCCCGCCGCCACAGGAGAAGATCCATGATCAAGTTTCGAGGCTATCTGATTGCCGCCGCGCTCGCGGTCTGCGCGGTCGCCTGCACGCCGCTGGCGACGAACGGAGGGCTGCCGCAGGCACCCGAGGAAATTGCCGACGCCACCGTGCTCGACGAACAGGTCGCCCTGTCGGTCGAGCTGGCGTACCAGGCCACCGCGATCGCCGCGAAGGCCGCCGCCGACAGCGGCACGCTCAAGGGTGAACGCGCCGCCCAGATCGCGACGCTCGACCGCCGCGCTTTCGCGGCGGTCCAGGCGGTCCGCAAAGCCTATGACGCCGGCAACGCGCGAAGTTACGGCGAGGCCGTGGCGATCGCCCGCGTCGAGATCGCCGCTCTCCTCCGCCTCGTAACCTAGGGAATTTGCCATGTTCGACCTGACCAGGATCCTCAGCATCATCGACGCCGCCACCAGGGTCACCCCGGCCTTTGTCGCGCTCGCCCAGGAAGTGATCGCCACCTTCGGCGAGGGCGACCAGGAAAAGCTGAAGGAACGCCTCGCGGCTGCACGCACGCGGTCCGACCAGCTGCACGATGATGTCCAGGACAGCCTCGCCGACGCGGCGAAGCGCTGATCGAGAGCGGCGCGCATGAAGAAACCCGAAACCCTGCGCGCCGCGATCGCCGCGGCCGTCCCGGATCTGGCCGACAATCCCGATCGGCTGATCATGTGGATCGACCGCGGCGCCGTGGCTTCGCCCGGCACCCCATCCTTCAACTTCACCTACAGCTATCGCCTCAACATCTTCATCGTCGGCTACGCGGGGCAGCAGCCGCCGGTCGCCATCGCGATCCTGCACTGGCTTCGCGTCAACCAGCCCGACCTGTTGCAGCCCGGCAAGGATGCCTTCAGCTTCGAGGCCGATTTCCTCGACAACAAATCGGTCGACCTGCAGATCGAGCTGCAGCTGACCGAATGCGTCACCGCCATTCGCCGCGAGGATGGTGGTTTCGACATGCAGTTCATCGCCGAGCCGGATCCGCTGTTCGACGATGACTTGCTGCCCGGCGGCCTCGATGAGGCGCCCGCGCTTTCCCAGATCTGGTTCGACGGCGAACGCCTGCTGCCCGGCCCCCCGCTGCCGTGATCGAAAGCAATTTCGACCAGCTCGAAACCTTCCTCGGTCGCTTCGTCACGGCCCTGTCCCCCCGCGAGCGAAAGCGCCTCGCCAGCAAGATCGGCCAGTCGTTCCGCCGGTCGAACAGCGCGCGCATCGCCGCCAATGTAGAACCCGATGGCAACGCCATGGCGCCGCGGCGGCCGCGCGAAGGCAAGAAGCGCGGCAAGATGTTCCGCAAATTGCGCGCCGCGCGGGTGCTGAAGGTGCGCCCGACCGCCGATGGCGTGACGGTCGGCTTCATCGGCCAGGCGCAACAGGTCGCGCAGGTCCATCATGACGGCAAGGAAGACACGGTGGGCCGCACGCGCGACGGTCGCACGATCCGCGCCCGCTATGTCGCGCGCCGCCTGATCGGCATCGGCGACCAGGACGAAGACCAGCTGCTCGCCGCGATCGAGCAGCATCTCTCCCCCGATCGATAGGCCCCGACGCAACCGCGCGACGTTGTAAAACCGCGCCTTACAACGTCGCCCGCTGGCGCGCGCGCGATGGTTCTGCCTTTCCTCGACGCCATGCCCATCTCTTCCATCGCCACATCGCCGGCCATCGACCTGTCGGCCCTGCCGCCGCCGGCGATCGTCGCGCAGCCCGATTTCGAGGCACGCGTGGCGGCGAAGATCGCGCGGCTTCTGGTCACCCTCCCCGCCTTCGACGCGCTGGTCGAATCCGACCCCGCGATCAAGCTGCTCGAGGCCGACAGCTACGACGAAATGCTGCTCGCCCAGGCGTGCAACGATGCCGCGCGTCAGATGCTGATCGCCTTCGCCACCGGCGCCAACCTCGATCATCTGGGCGCGCTCTATGGCGTGACGCGCCTGGTCATCACCCCCGCCGATCTCGAAACCGGCGCGCCCGCGGTGCTCGAAAGCGATGAGGAACTGCGCGCGCGGATCCTGCTCGCACCGCACAGCTTCAGCGTGGCGGGGCCGGAAATGGCCTATGTCTACCATGCCATGGCGGCCAGCGGCGATGTGCTGCACGCCTCGGCAACCTCACCGACGCCTGGGCAGGTTGTCGTGTCGGTACTTTCGCGCACCGGCGACGGCACCGCGCCGCCCGCTACGCTCGACGCGGTCGAAGCTGTCCTCACCGACGATCATGTCCGCCCGCTTACCGACGAAGTCATCGTCCAGTCGGCCGACATCGTCGATTTCAACATCGTCGCGCAGCTCTGGCTCTATGCCGGCCCCGATCCCGACCTGATCCTCGCCACCGCGCAGGCCAGCCTTGCCGCGCTACTGGCCAAGGCCAAGCGCCTGGGCCGCGATATCCCGCGCTCGGCGATCATCGCGGCCCTGCACGTCGCCGGTGTGCAGCGCGTCGTGCTGCCGTCGCCGGCGGCCGACATCGTCATCACCTCCCTGCAGGCGGGCAATGCCGCGGCGATCGCCGTCACCATCGCGGGCTATGACGAATGACGATTGATCCCGATATCCTCGCCGCCAGCCTGTTGCCGCCGAACTCCACCGACGGCGAGCGCGCCCTCGAGGACGCGATGCGCGCCCGGATCGACCTGACGGCGGTCGGCAAGCTGTGGGACCCGGCAACCTGCCCGGCGCATATCCTGCCCTTCCTCGCCTGGGGCCTCGCCATCGCACGCTGGGATCCCGAATGGACCGAGGCGGAAAAGCGCGCTGCGACCGCCGACGCCATCGCCTTTCATCGGCGCAAGGGCACGCGAGGCATCGTCCGCCAAGTGCTCGACCGCTTCAACCCGCTGCTCGAGCTGGTCGAATGGTGGGAGGCCAGCCCGCGCCGCGACCCGCATACCTTCGAGGTCCGTGCCCCCGCCGGCGTGATCCCCGCCGCCTTCCTGACTGCCGAGGTCGCCGAGGCGATCATCCGCGACGTCGCGTCGGTCAAACCCGCCCGATCGCACTTCACCTTCGTCCAGAATTTGCAGGCGGAGGGCGAGGTCTGGCTCGCGGGCGGCGCCGTGCCCGCCACCTTCACCCGCCTGACCGGTACCGCCGAGCATGATGACGATCCGATCTGGGCCAATGCCCTGCTCGATCAGAATGGCGAGCCGATCGTCGATGGCGACGGCTCGATCTTGGAGATTATCTGATGCCTTCGCTACAGATCATGATCACCGATGCCGGCATCGAGGCGATCGCCGACGCCCAGGGCGGTGCCACAGACGCCGTCGTCATCGCCGAGATCGGTCTGACCAACACGCCCTTCATCATGGCGCCGACGATCGACGCGCTGCCCGGCGAGTTCCGGCGCATCAACACCGTCGCGGGCCAGGCGGTCGCCGAAAACATCCTCCACGTCACCGCCTATGACTCAGCCGCCATCGCTTACGATGTCACCGGCTTCGGCCTCTACGCCGCCGATGGCACGCTGATCGCGGTTTACAGCGAGGCTGAAGACCCGATCCTGTCCAAGGCCGCGCTGGCGACCAGCCTGTTCGCGATCGACATCTCGATCGCCGCCGATATCGCCGCGGTGATCGAGTTCGGCGACCCGCAATTCCTCAACCCGCCCGGCACCGAAACCGTCGCCGGCGTGCTGAAAATCTCGACCGAGGCACAGGCCGACGCAGGGTTGGATCATCAGACCGCCATGCCGCCGGACCTGGTCAAACGGCTCATCGAGGCCGCGATGCCCGCGGGCTTCATCGGCATGTGGTCCGGCGCAATCGTCGACGTTCCCGATGGCTGGCTTCTTTGCGACGGCACCGCCGGGACACCCGATCTCCGCAACCGCTTCGTCGTCGGCGCCGGGGATGCCTATGCGGTTGCGGCCACCGGCGGCGCGCTGCAGCACGATCACGGCGGCGCCACCGATGGCCATGCACTGACGATTGGCGAGATGCCGAGCCACGATCACCCCAACGGTGTCGGCGATCAGATCGCGACGGCCTTTGTCTACGGCACCATCCCCGCCTCGACCCCCGACAATATGAACAACGACAGCGCGGACGGCACGCTGCAGGGGATGACCGGGCCGACCGGCGGCGACGGCGAGCACAGTCACGACATCGAGCAGGCGAGCCACCTGCCGCCCTATTTCGCCCTCGCTTACATCATGAAGGCTTGATCGATGCCCAAGATCCCGGCGCTCAACCCGGCGTTCCCGCTGACCGGCGATGAAGAGCTTGTCCTGGTCCAGGGCGGCGCGACGAAGAAGGCCGCGGTCGGTCCCCTGATCTCGGCGATCACCGAACAGGCGGAGGCCGCGCGCGACGCGGCGATCCTTGCCGTCGCGACCGCGGGCCTCGAGACCGGCAACGCAGCGCTGCGCGGCGCGCTGGGCGGGCGCGACGCCGGCAACCTGCTCAATCGAGGCATGCTGTTCGCCTCCGCCGCCGACAACGCGATCGTCGGCAGCCGCTTCCTGTCCTACCAGATGCAACAGATGCTCAAGACGCTGCTCGGCATCGGCCACAGCACCGTGCAGGGATCGGGGACCCTGATCGGCGCCACGACGAACCCGCGCTGCGGCATCATCGGCAATATGCTGTGGTATCTCGCCGAACTGCTCGGGCATGAATATCGGTGCATCAATTGGGGGGTCAGCGCGCAAAAGGCGATGGAGATCGCCGCCCGCGACGGCGCGATGCCGATCATGGTCACCCTCAATGTCGGCACCACCCTGGCGGCCGCCGGCGCAGCCTTCTGCACCGCGACGCCGTCGCCCTCGGGTCCTTTCGCTCGCCGGGGGACCAGCCTCGACACGATCGACGGCTTCATCAACGGCAAACCCTGCCGATTGATCAACACCGGCACCGGCGCCAACGCCAACACGTTGGTCTATGCGATCGAGCAGATTGGCGGCACCGGCGACATCACCATCAACCCGCTCAGCCTTTTCATCCGCGCCAGCAATCTGCACGATTATGCGATCAAGCTGATCTGGCCCGAACGCAACGACCCGACCACCGACCTGTCGATTCCGCGCATGGCTGTGTCGCGCCTGATGACGAAGGTCCCGTCGGAACATCGGCGCGCGACGCTGTTCGGTAACTGGGCCTTCGGCGACGGCACCGAGGACATCGGCAGCGCCGTCCACACCGCTATCCTTGGCCAGAACAAGGAAAATCTGGGCTTCTATGGCGCCGATTTCTTCGACCCCATGGCCTTCTTCCAGGAACGCTTTCCCTATGACGGCACGCTCCTCCCTTCGGCATGGCAACTCAACGAAAACCTGCCCGCCGGTTGGGGCATCGCCGGACTGACCAAAAGCGCCACCGATATCGCCGACATGGCGCTCGGTCGCATCCCGCTCCGCTTTCGCAGCCGCTATTACGGCGGGACCGACGACGGCCACTTCAACCATGACGGTTACCGGCTGCTCGCCATCTTCTACATCCTCTTGATCATGAAACCGCGGGGGTGGCTGAAATGACCGATCCGAAATCCATCCTCTTCGGCGGCGCCCGTCCCGATCTCTTCGACGGGTCGATCCTGCTCCCCGCCATCGACTTCGAACAGGACGGCACGATCTGGGCCTATCAGCCCAGCCATGCCGAATTCGGCCAAGAGGCGCTGCCCGTCCATGGCGGCCCGGCGCGCAACGCCGCGTGCCGGCGCGCCGCCAGGGCGCTGGGCCTCGACGTCTCGCTGCTCGGCGATCTCCATGGCGACTGGGTCTTTGGCAGCAACGCCGGCGCGGGCCGCATCCTGATGGAATTCACCGACCGCGACGCGCTCCACATGATGGTGACCCAGGCGGGGCTGGCCGACCATAACACCTATGCCTTTGCTCGGATTCCCGCGCGGCTCCGCCAGCACATCTACGACTTTTCCGTCCTGGGTGGCCCCGACGCGCTGAACCCGGCCCTTCCTCAGAACGGCGATGCCAACCACCGCTTCATGATGGTGCTGACGGCGCGCCCGACGCGCAACTACGTCAGCACCGGCGGCTTTTTCGGCCAGAATTGCCGCATTGCGGGCCTGGCCAACACCACCACCGTCACCTCCAGCCCGCATTATTTCTCGATGACCGGCTCCACGACGACGGTCAATTATCCGGTGATCGGCAACGAACCGGTCTTTCCCTCGACGACCTCGAGCGCCCTGATCGGCGCCGACAATTATCCCGCCTTGCCCTGGACGGTCGGCGTGCCGATCACGCGCCAGGCAATCGGACGCGGCTGGTTCAGCGCGATGCCGGCGAACGCCGCCGCGATCCTCGGCTTCATGGGCTGCGGTCATTTGCCGGGGAACACCAGCGGCAACGTGCAGGACGCGGCACCATCCTACATCGTCTACGACTGGCGGATCATCGACACCATGCTGTGCGAACCTTGGGGCGAAATGCATCGTCTCGGCAATCTGGTCCCCCAGGACCTCAGCCACAAGCATGGCGACCTCTTTCGGCTGCGCGACGGGCACCGCGCCGCGCACGACTTCGCCTTCGGACCCAGCGGCCATTGGGCCGGCGATAGCTGGTCCGACCCCGCCATCGCCCTTCCCTGACACCAAAGGAGACCACCATGAGCATGCTTTTCAACTATCAGGACGATCAGGGGGGCGAGGAAATCATCTCCGGCGTCACCGCCGTCGCCTGGGACGACGCCGCCAAGACCCTGACCGTCACCTTCGCCGAGGGCGATCCGCGCGTCTTCGGCCCCAACGCCGCCGATGGCCCGCTGCCCCGCGGCGCCCTGCGCAGCGATCAGGGTCATGTCCTCGCAAACTATGTCTTCTACCCGGTCGAGGTTCCGGAATAGGCCATCGGCCGTTGTAAACCCGCGCCTTACAACGTCGCGCGCTGGATTATTTGCTGGCGCGCGGCTTGGTGGCCGACATGGCCGCCGCACCCGAAGACATTCCTTTCGACCCGTCCGCGCTGATCCGCATCGGCGTGATCGCGACCGTCGACCTCGGCGCCGCCACCTGCACCGTCACCATCGGCGATCCCGACGAAGATCCGATCGAAACGCCTCCACTTCGCTGGCTGGCGCCGCGCGCCGGCGACACCCGCGTCTGGTCGCCGCCCACCGTGGGCGAACAGGCTATCGTCCTCTGCGCCGAGGGCGAGCTCGCCGCCGGCATCGTGCTGCTCGGCATCGTCCAGACCGCCTTCCCTCCCGCCGGCGACAGCCTCGCCGAGTTGATCGCCTTCGCCGATGGCGCCGTCCTGCAATATGACCCGGAAGGGCATGAGCTTCGCGCCGAGCTGCCCGCCGGCTCGATCGTCCACATCNCCGCCGACCAGGTCCATGTCGTCGGCAATGTCTCGATCGACGGCGACCTGACCATCACCGGCACCGCGACCGCCGATGTCGACGTCGTCGGCGGCGGCAAGAGCCTCAAGGATCACAAGCATCTGGGCGTCACCGCCGGCGGCGGCGTGTCGGGCAAACCCGAATGAACGGCATGGACCGCCTCACCGGCACCGCGCTCGGCGGCAACGCGCACCTCGGACAGTCGATCGCCGACATCCTCGGCACGCCGCTCGGCACGCGGGTGATGCGCCGCGACTATGGCTCGATGCTGCCCGACCTGATCGACCAGCCCGCC